CAGAAGGTGCAGAAATAGTGGGAGTTCCAGCATTCAAATAAGACTGTACCTTTTTCTTGAACTCCGCCCAATGGGGCAAAATGTACGCAGGACACATCTTGTACCGATTGTACATGGTGTTCAACTGGTCAATCGTTCCGTTTCGTCCGTCACGAACATTCAGCCAGTGGGTATGGGTGTAGAGATGATTGATGTCTAGTCCATACTGTTTTAATAACGCTGCCGCCAATTTTGCTGCGTTGTCCTCCGACTTTTTATCAACAGAATTGTATGCAGAGGACATAATACACTCGATGGCAATGGTTCTGCGATTTCCATTACCACTGCCATCAGCGGCGTGCCAGCCGCTCAGGCTGTGGGGCAGATTCTGCCATGCACAGATATTGTCAACATAATAATGGACACGCACATCCTTCATGTTGTTATTGACGGTTGCCCTTGTGTACTGTTCCGCAGGGGTCGTGCCGCTTGCTACTGTGATCCAGTCTGTGTTATGGACGGTCACACCGATGATTTTCCCCGCCATGGAAACAGAGGGCATATCGATGTGGTTGGGATTGTGTTTGGTGAGTAAATACTCGTTGATTTTTACTCCGTTCAGAGTCGTTGTTGCATCTGGTCTTAAAATCGCCATATTACTTATCCTCCTTGTCGGTCGTTTCTTCTGTTCTGCCGATTTTCGTTTGCAGAACATCAATTGCTTTTTTGATTGCAGGCGGATACGGGATCCCCATTAAACTTGTATTTTCCACAATGGAAAGCAGTTCATTCAGGCAAAAGCTGATGCAGACTGCATCTCGGATGTAGTTGGTATTCAGCAGAATATCCATCCGAACTGCAACGACGATCAGCATCAAGGTGCAAACCTTTTTCGCCAGACCGAACCAGCCAGCTTTGGAAGAAAGTCCGCCGCTTTCTGTGTGTTTCGATTTTTTCATCATGGCGGTGATAATGCCGGTGAAAAAGTCGATTGCCATGAAGACGACTAGTGTCACCAGAGCAGAGTCCCAGCCGCCAAAAATGGCAGTAAAAAAGCCGCCGACCAAGCCGACAGCTACACAAATGGTATCTTTCATCATATTTTTAACCCTCCAGTACTTTCAGGAATCGGATTTTCGGATGAGAATTGTTGCTTCTGCCCACCCAGGCAAGGTAATATTCGCCGTCAGAAATGCCGGTGCATTCTGTGATGGTGGTGATAAAGGTTTCCGACTGCAGCCATTGAAAATCCAGAGAAACCGCACGATTTGCATCGATTTCTGTATTCACATACACGCCAATGGGAATGTCGATCTTCTGCGGTTTCTGCACCAGATACAAACTCCCGGCTTCGCTGGAACCCGACTGATAGGACATCACGATTTCAGCGTTTTTCGTCAGAGATAAGGGCTTTGCACAAACGGTCAAAACCGACTTGTCCCAGTTAAAACACGCCTGCGAGTAGGACAGCACGAAATCGTTTGCTGCACTGCAAAACTGCGGATAGGCAGTCAGGAAATCCGCCATTGTCTGATACCTGCCGTCCAGAATCATGCTGATGTCCGGTGCGTAGGTCGAAACGGCATCCTGTCCAGACTGAAACAGGACGGTGTAATTTCTGCCGCTTGTCAGATTATCGATTTGCTTTTGCAGGCTCTCCAAAGTGCGTTCTGTCTTTTCCGAATAGACTGTAACCTTTGTACTAAGCCCATTGATTTGTGTGCCGAAACCATCCCATTGTGCGATTTTTGCAGCAGTGATCTGATCCAATGCAGATTGATTTTCGTGGGTATGTGCCTTTTCATTCAGTGCTGCAATGGCTTCCCGGAATGTTTGGATATTGTAAGTTGTATCATCCTCGAATGCCTGAAGAGCACGCAGCAAGGAAAGTTCATTTGCCGTCAAATCATCTAAAACATCCAGATTTTTATGAATGTGTGCCTGCTGTAAAAGCGGCTGAACAGCAGCTTGAATCAGTGCTTTTACAGCGTCAGTATCCGGATAATTTGTCAAATCCGGAGAAACGCCATCCTTTCCGTCACGCCCATCTCTACCATCTTTCCCCGGTAAGCCATCTTTTCCATTTGTGCCATCCTTACCGGGCAAACCATCTTTTCCGTCCTTTCCGGGTAATCCATCCTTACCATCAATACCGTCCCTGCCTTTCAAACTTTCCAGCCATTCTGCAACTGTTCCCACAAAACCATTTTCTGTGGCGATCTCGTAAGCAGAACGACCGTCTTTTCCGTTTGCTCCGGTTTGCATCTCGGAAAGTTTTTTCAAAAGCTGCGTATACAGATCCGGCGTCGGCGGAATTGGCGTATCCCCATCTGCAACAAACCCAGATGGTCGAATGTGAAGAGTTACTGGTACGGTTGTTGCACGCAGTGTAGTATCGCTTTCCGCATCGTAGCCAAACAAACTCATCTTCACCGCACCAGGATGCAGTTCGGCAGGCAGCAAACAAGTCGTTCCCTCTGTGCCAAGCACTACGTTGTATGTTTCTTCGCACTGCGTGAACTGTACCACTTTGTGCAGCGTTTTCCAAGCTCCATCGAACACGAACTTTACCGAAACAAATGCGATCTGGTCAGAGGCAATGACCTCTCGCTCCAGTGCTTCGATTTTTTGCTGTTTCACTAAAAATTTCATCATCCGTTTTTCACCTCGTTCCATGTATGGGTTTCTGTATCATATTCCAGATAGCCATCTACACACTGGATCTTTTTCAGATAATTGTTGTAGGAATGTTCTCCGGAGGACATCCAGTTGACCGGTTTGGTGATGGCGTTCCACTGAGCGATCGTTCCTTCATATGTGATGGCTGTTAAACTTTCACAGTATGTCAGCATATTTTCCCCAAAGGTTCTGCAATTCGCAGAAATGGTAAGGCTGGACAATGCTGTACATCTTGTAAACGCAAAAGCACCGATGGAATCACACGCAACACGGGCAGTCTTCAGCTTTGTACAGTCACTGAAAACATACTTTCCCCATGTTTTCACGTTGGCAGGCACAGTGACTTCTGCAATGGCGGTGTGCTGAAATGCAAACGACTGAATTGCAGTAACAGCCTGCGGAATCGTAACGGAAGTCAGACCGGCGGTATAGCCGATTGCAGCATCTTCCTGTGCAAAAGCGGAATCACCAATGCTGGTCAGTGTAGCCGGCAGAGATACCGTTTTCGCATTGGAACAATGATAGAACAGACGATCGCCCAAACCAGTAATACCATTACTGAGCACGATTTCCTTGATCTGGTCGTTTTGATCAAACACAGAATCATGAGAAGTATAGTCGTATGTTGCACCCGTTCCACGCAGCAGCAGTTTGCCGTTGTCGTAGAGAACATAGTAGATGTTTTCACCGCACTGTCCGGTCGCTAGGATTTCGCCTGCCGTCAAGTCATCTACCTTGGTCTGCAGTTCCGAAATCTGACTATTCATCGCATCCAGTCGCTTTTGCAGTTCGTCCAGTGTGGCATTCGTCTTTGCCATTTCGGCAAGCATCTCCGTCACTCTGCACTTGCCAAGAATACACTTGCAGTAACCGCATTTGCTTTCATCTGCACGGCAGTCTGTCAGGTCGGAATCCAGAATACTTGTCGTTCCAGCACGCAGTCTTACAACTGCTAAAGTCAGATAAGTCGTCACATTATTGTTGGTAAAGGCGGGAATGTTTGGGCTGGTGGCTGCTGTACCTGCCAGAACACGAATCCCACAGGTGCGAGTGGACAAATCACAAAACAGTCCAATGACCACATAGCGATCCAGCGATTCATCTACATAAGAAGAAAGATCAACTGTATGCAAGGTGTTGCTGATCAGGTAATGCCCATTGATCCACGCCTTGCCCGTGCCGAATGTAACGGATAAATTTTTGATTGTTGGTGCAAAACACTGCCGGTAAGTATCCAGAATCCCGTTGCAAATCAGGCTGGACAGATATGCGGTGAAATCCTCTGCGGTATACACCCGGTCAAGGTTTTGTGCGTTAAAAAATCCATAGGAAAAAGACATATGAATATCACTCCGTTTCTTTGAAAGTCGGTGTCAGACTTCTGCCGTTCTGGTCGAAACTCTCCACCATGCCGATCAGCTGGATTCGAGGCTGAATCAAGCCAAAGCGTTTCTGTTCCACGGTTACATAATCGCCCACAAAATAATCCTTGTTGTACTGATACTGGGTCGAAAAAGCAGCGATGGCAGATTCCGATGCCGTTTTTGGCTGCACCAGATGTTCCGCACCGCTGCTTTTCAAGATTTCCAGATATTCCGCATCCGTCACATCTTCTTCCTGTGCGGTGTTTCGTTCATCTACATACACCTCATATCGGTCAAGATAGGTTGGCTCTGTACCGGAACAGAAGGTGGTTCGTTTTCTGGCATTTCCTTCGCCGTAGCCCAGCACATAGGCAAAGTTTTTCTGCACCGCATCGTCCGCCGCATAGGAGAATGACAGCAGGTTGTTGTACGCATCAGAGAATACGATATGAGGATTGCCGTCCTGCAGCAAACTGCGGTCTGTTCCGGAAAACAGATCGCATTTCAGAGCATTTCCATCCAGCCGCACATTTGCCGAACCGCCGATGGTTTCACAAAGGCTGTACAGCCATTCCAGAATGTTGTCATAGCTGACCTGCATTCGTGCGGTTTTCTGCCAGCAGTCACCGGACACCGTTCCCATGGAAAAACCGGGAAGATTGCGGATTCCGGCGAAGATTACATTGCGGGACAGCACCTTGCGGACGATGTTCTCATAGCTGCCGTTTGCGGTGATGGTGGGATAGATGATTCTTCGTTCCAGCAGACAGGCAAGAAACCGTCCGGTGACCGTCAGATAATCGCCCTTTTCAGCATCAGTTTCCAATTGCAGGGACTCAATGATGCCGAAGTGCTGTGCATCATCGCTCCTTGCCACAATTCTGCCACGCTGAAAGATGGATACATTCTGGGGACTGGCAGCGATATACACCTCGAAACAGCCGCACTGGTAGAACTCAATGTCCCATAAGAGCGAAGAATAGCTGTCGCAGATGGCTTCCAGTGACACAGAAATCTGATCTTTCAAAGCTATCAAGCTGTAAATTTCCAACTGCATTTCTCAAACCCCCAGATAAGAATTGCGGTGCATCAAAGTCACACGCAGTTTTTTCACCCCACGAACTGCCTCAACCCGAAAGGTATTTGTTCCTTCTTTTAGTGTCAGCCAAGTCGAGCCGGAAACCAGCCGGTTCAGGATGTTGCTGTCCACGCCGTTGCGTGTCAGCGTGACAGTTTTGTTTCCGGTTTTCGTGGTAACCGTAATGACATCACCGGTCAGAATATCGCCTTTGATTTGCAGATATTCGCCGTTTTCATTGTAGATGGTCGGAGTCACTGCCACCACTTCCTGCGGAATGTCGCTGGGCAGTGCCTCAATTCGCAGTGTGAATCCGGTTTCATCTCCGTCATTGGTAATGGATAAGGCATCACTGTTGGAATACACACCCAAAGGAAACGGAGCATCGCTCTCCGGAAAGGGAAAATGAAATGCTCCGGTGATGCCGCTGTAATAGGCATAGAAAATATCCCGGCTGTACCAGTAAATGTCCGGACAGAGAATGGAGATCTGCCCGCTGATCTGCTGCTCGAAATTTGACACTTCGCAGGTTTCTACATACCCCTCGGCATAGACATCGATGTTCGCCGTCTTGTACCAGATCTTAATGTATCGGGACGGCTTGACCACATGATACAACTGATGCCGCCGTTTCTCAATGCCAATGCCACGCATGGCAAAGGAGATGACTACGTTTCGTTTTTCGATGAAGGCATTGTTGAGGTAGCTGCCGTTCATGCCTGCGTAAGAAGAAGTGGAAATCGTTCCGGCAGGCGGATTCAGACCTTCGATTTTGGAGGTCATGTATTGGTTGGCGGTGGTGGACAGATTCACTTGTTCGCCGGATTCATTTTCGAGAATAAGGGTGAAATACATGGGCTGCACCCCCTTTACATTTTGGGTTTGATGATGTATAATAGAGACAACAGAGACGTTGGTTCTCTACGCAAAATCGGAATTTGTATAAGATCAACTTTGGAAATTTAGTATAGGGAGAAAGTAAATGGAACAACAGATAAAAGAACGGAAGAAAAAGCTTACTATAGATTTGTGGATAATCGCTCTGGTTACGATAGCAGTCTATATCGTCTATGGTGTTTTCGGAAGCAGAATAATGAGTTTTTGCAAAAACAGTGATATTTCCGTTTGGCCAAGACTTTTGACGGCTGCTGCATTGGAATTTGGAATAGCGGGTCTTGGCATTACTATTGTAGGCCTAATGCGTAAAGAATCGTTCGCAAGTTTCGGACTTCGTTGGGAAAACGCAATCAAAGCTGTGCTTTGGACGATCGTGTTTTTTCTCCCGTATATTCTTTTTATTTTCCTTTCAGGACAATTTGAGGGGTACGAACCATTGAGTATTATGGTTACCCCGGATCTTCACAAAGCAGGGATCGTAGCTACCATTATCGGAACACTGGTTATTGCGGTTGTCTGGGGCTTTTTTGAAGGCTTTAATTATGTTGTCATCTGTGAGAAAATCAACAGACGTTTCCCGGTAAAAACTAAATTCTTTGATTGGGGTGCGCTTGTGGTTTCAATTATGGGCATTCTTTTTCATCCCATGAGCTTCAGCATACAGGGTATCATTGAAATTGTAACTACCTTTATAGCCATTTATGGAATGCTTCAGGTGAGAAAAGTATACAAAAATGCATGGGGATGTGTTTTTGCTTTTCTGTTCATTTGGAATGCACTTTGACATACATCTTGTCACCTAATCTCATAATATAAACGAGTAAGACAAATTCTGATTTACCGAGAAAAAGGAGCGACTTAAATCGCTCCTTTTTAAGTATTCAGTGCGTTCCTCGTCATCCTATAAATCTCCAACCGTGACAGTGCCTTCGGCGATTGATTCGTCTGGTTCACTGTCTTTCGGTTGTCGGTATTGTAATAATTGTTCACCGTCCCACCGGAACTGTCGGGTAGCATTGCTCCGGAGATTCCATGCAAGCTGTAATTCAAATCAGAATCCATGGTCAGCTGCATGGCTTTCGCCACACCGCCTACGGCTTTCTCCACATACTTCTTGCTCTTGTCGATGCCCTTTGCCAGTCCTTTCATAAAGTCCGGCATCCAGTTTTCGTAGTCTGTCAGCGGACCTTTGTCTGGTACAGAGAAGTGCAGGAAATCCCGAATGGTATCGGCAACATTGGTGACGCAGTCCGCCAGCCAGCCGATGGCACTCTGAATGCCGTCAATGATTCCCTGAATGATGTCCCGTCCCCAGTTCCAGGCATCGGACGCCAGTCCCTTGATATATCCCACAGCGGCATCAAACCCATTCTGAATGGTGGACTTGATGCCGCTGATTTTGTCGGAAACCGCAGAACGAATGTTGTCCCAGATGCTGGACACCGTAGAAGAAATGCTCTGCATCACGTTGGAAATGGTGCTCTTGATGCTGTTCCAGATGTTAGATACCACTGACCGGATAGCGTTCAGAACATTGGAAACCGCTGAACTGATCTGATTCCAGATAGAGGATACCACAGAAAAAATGGCATTCATCACGCCGGAAATTGAAATTGTCAATAACACTTGACACATTAACCGCAAGGATTTTGAAGTTAAGCAGCGATAGTCAAAGCAGAATAGAACCTACGCCGTTTTACAGCTGGTGGGAGCCCACCGATTGCCGAGCAGATTCTGCGGTTACTCCAGTAGCTCATAAAATATCGCCAGACCATCGTTTTTAACGCTTCAATCGTATAATCTTCAGATCTTCTGCCTCTGTTATAAAACAATTCCTCCTTCATTCTTGCCCAGATGCTTTCGCATCTTGCATTATCGTGGCATCTTCCTCCTGCACTGTTCATGCTCTGGACAATGCCGTATTTTTGGATAGCAGTTCTATACGCAGAACTGGTATACTGGCTGCCGCGGTCGGAATGCACAATGGCTCCGCGAATCTCCGGATACCGCAAGCTCGCATTTTGCAGTGTTTCACAGCATAGTTCAGCTCGCATATGGTCTGCCATGGCAAGACCATTTGGCATCAGGTCATAGCAATCAAAAATCGCCGAAACATACAGCTTTCCTTCTTTTGCCTTGATTTCAGTAATGTCTGTAACGCATTTTTTCAAAGGTGCATCTGCTGTAAAATCACGTTTCAGAAGATCATCGGATTTGCGTGCTTCCCGGTCGGCTTTGGTGATTCCGTTGGGCTTTCGTTTGGGTCTATGGATCAGGTTTATCTGCTCCATCACGCTGCGGACAGTTGCTTCGCACGGGATTTTGATACCATCAAGCTTGCCGACTTCTTTTCTGTACTTGAGTGCCTGATACATACGTACTCTGCCGTAATCCGCATTTTCTTCGTCCTCATCATGAATTTCCAATATGGCGTCGGCAAGCGGCTGATACTTCCATGGTTTGCCCTTACGCTCAAGGTAATTGTAAAACGCCTGTCTGCTGACTTGCAGCGTGTTGCAATAAAAACTGATTTTTCCGATGTTTCTGCCGTCATCTGTCCGGATTGCAATATACATCAGCCTTTGTTCTTTCCCGATTTCTGACGGCTGGCAGCGAAAAAAGCCGCTGCATCCTCCAAAAACTCATTCATTTCGCTTAGGCGTTTGTTTTCTTTTTCCAATGCTTTGATCCGCTTCCTCAGCTGCTGGTTTTCTTCGGCGATATTCAGAGATTCTTCCGAGCTGCGTCCTCCGCAGCCAATATCAAGGCTTCCGATTTTTACTTTTCTGATCCAGCCGTACAGCGTATTTACGGGTATCTGAAGTTCATTCGCTGCTTTTACCGCACCTATCTTTTTTGCAAGCTTTACTGCCTGCACTTTGTACTCATTTTCATATTGTTTATTTTCTGACATCCCTTTTTCCTCCATTTCTTTCTTTTCCTATTTTATTCCTTTGAGGTTAGGGTGTCAAGTTTTATTATACTACATCATAATTCCAAAGTAAGAAGATGAAAGGGAGGAGAATCCTCATGAATCCAACATCGGAGATTTTGGAGCGTGTCAATAAAAGTTCCTCGGAACATCACGACGGAGTCTTTACAAGACTCTTTCGCTACCTTCTGAGAGAGGACATTTATTTTGCAGCTTACCAGAAATTATATGCAAACAGTGGAGCAATGACTCCCGGAAGTGACAACGACACTGCTGACGGTTTTAGTGCTGAATATGTGCATGAACTGATTGAAGAATTGAGGTCAGGAAAGTACAAACCGAAGCCTGTGCGCAGAGAATATATCAAGAAACAGAACGGAAAAATGCGCCCACTGGGTATTCCGTCATTTCGAGATAAACTTCTGCAAGAGGCGGTTAGAATGTTTCTGGAAGCAATCTATGAACCGTTATTTTATGACCAGTCACATGGTTTCAGACCGGAGAGAAGTTGTCATACAGCTCTCGACCAGATAAAGACAAATTTTCGTTCTGTAAAATGGTTCATAGAAGGCGACATCAAGGGTTGCTTTGACAATATAGACCACGCAGTGCTTATTAAAACGTTAGAAGTCAAAATCAAGGACAGCAGATTTATCAATATTATCAGAGCTTTCCTGAAAGCAGGTTATGTGGAAGATTTTCAATATCATACCACAATCTCCGGTACACCACAGGGCGGAATCATTTCCCCTATTCTGGCAAATATATACCTGCATGAGCTTGACCGGAAAGTCATGAAACTCAAGGAAAAGTTCGATAAGCAGTCTACACGACACCAGACACCGGAATATCTTCATTTAGCGAAAAGAAGGCAGACACTTCAAAAGAAGATTGACAGGGTAAAAGGTGAGGAACGTGAGCTTGCAATCAAGGAATATAAAGCGGTGTGCAATCAAAAATTGAAAACGCCCGCAAGAATGTCCGACGATAAAAAGCTTGTATACTGCCGATATGCTGATGATTTTCTAATTGGAATCAGCGGAAGCAGAGAAGACTGTGAAGAAATTAAAGAGATTCTGAGAGAATTTCTATCAACGCAGTACCATTTAGAGTTGAGTGCTGAGAAAACAAAGATCACACACAGTGCTGAACGAGTACGTTTCCTTGGTTATGACGTTGCGGTACGCCGAAGCCAGAAGATAAAGAAAAAGGCAAACGGTGTTAAACAAAGAACGCTGAATAACTCTGTAGAATTAACTGTACCTCTCGAAGATAAGATCATGCAGTTCCTGTTCAAAAACGACATCATAGAACAAAAACCAAACGGAGAAATCTGGGCGGTTTGCGTTCCAAGATTAAGACATCTTTCGGAAGTGGATATTGTGAACAGGTATAATGCACAAATCCGTGGCATTTGCAATTATTACTGCTTAGCAGCGAATTATGATAAGCTGAATTATTTCCGTTATCTTATGGAATATAGCTGTCTAAAGACGCTTGCAAGCAAAAGCAACAGCACAACGAGAAAAATTATCCAAAAGTATCGTCATGACGGTAAATGGGCTATTCCCTATGAAACCAAAGGTGGTATCAATTATGCAAAACTCGTCTCGTTAGCTGACTGCAAAGCCGGTAAATTGATGTCCGATAAAGACCCATGGCAATACAAATCCTTTGACACGAAAAAGCTGTCGCAATATGTACGGCTAAGTGCAGGGGTATGTGAGCTGTGTGGTGATAATAGTGATTCCTGCTGTATTTATCATGCAGGTAAAATGAAGAATCTGAAAAGCACTACGGAATGGGGCAAGAAAATGCTTCACATGAGACGTAAAACGTTGATTGTTTGCCCGAAATGCTTCAAAAAGATTCACAGGGAACAAAATAAATGACATGTCAATAATGAATGGAAAGCCGTGTACATCGAGAGGTGTAAGCACGGTTTGGGAGGGGCTTTGTGCAAACCTGTCATCGAAAGATGATAAGGCGGCACACTGCTACCTCACGAACGAAAACTGGTGGAAGCCCTGACCGAAGAAAACATTTTCCGGCAGCTGGCGACTGTTATTAAAACTTCCTCCGGTGATCGAAAGATTCCCATCGTTACTTCTAAGGGCGAAGCTGCTTGGATGGACGAGGAGGACGCATATAAGCTGTCGGATGATACCTTTGGACAGGCTTCCCTTGGTGCGTACAAGGTCGGTACGGCAATTAAGATCTCTGAGGAACTGCTGAATGATGCCGCTTTTGACCTGCCGTCTTACATCGCAAAGGAATTTGCAAGAAGAATCGGTGCAAAGGAAGAAGAATCTTTCTTCATTGGTGACGGCAAGGGCAAGCCGACTGGTATCTTTGCTGCAACGGGCGGTGCAGAAAGCGGAGCGACAACCAGCACTGCAAATATCACTTTCGATGATGTTCTGGAACTGTTCTATTCTCTGAGAAGCCCGTATCGTAAGAAGGCAGTGTGGGTTCTCAACGATTCCACAGTAAAGGCACTTCGTAAGCTGAAAGACAGCACCGGAAACTATATCTGGAATCCGTCCGTGCAGGCAGGCGTACCGGATACCATTCTGAATCGTCCGTA